ATATTTAAGTAATTGTAAAAATTTTGTTTCATATAAATTTTGTACACTAGCTGCTAAATCTCTAGGGTGTGCTGTTGGAAGTAATCTTCCTACACCTTTATGATTGTTTTCGTATAACAAATATTCTAAATCATATATGGGTTCGCCAAATGCAGCCATTCCCATAACAATATATTCTTCTTCATTTGGTTTAAATCCTAATCTTTGTGTGATTGCAGAATATAATAGACCAAGTGAATATGGATACTTCCATGATTTAATCTTTTTCATTTTATTATCTTTGCATTCCCAAATAGATATAGTATCCCATTCGCCAATTGCATCGATAACAATTACATTACATTCATCAAAGGGTGAAGTATAATAACCTGCGGCCGCATGTGTCTCATGATGCCCAAAGTAATTATCATATTTTCTTTTTGGTGTTGTCCACTTTTGACCTGCAAATAATCTTCTTGTATTTTTTAGGAATGGTTTCTCATAGAAAGAAATACTATCACTATCTACTAGTTGATCTTTATGAACCCACTTATCGTTTTTTACTCTAGAGTATCTTTCACTATGCGATGCATATTTAATATCTTGTCCGTCTAAAACAGTTAATGCTGCATCGTGAAATCCCTCAGAGATACCTACATTAATCTTCGTCTTCATAGATAAAACTCACAGACTTTTCTTTTTTTGGTTTGTAAAAAATATATTTTATTCTGTCGATATAAAATAGAAAATATAATTTAAACAATCTTAATTTTTTTCTCATTATACTATCCTACTAAAGTTTTGTGTTTTTTCAAATCTAATACTATTTCTAAACTTGTCTGCTAGTTGATCACCTTTGTGTGATATAACAAAAGTGTTTTCACCTTCTAGTGTATTTAATATTCTTAGAAACTCATCTGTTCCTGTTGTATCTAAACTACTATCAAATATTTCATCTAGAATTAAAAGATTTGTATTTGTACTATTCTTCATCTTGGCAATCGCTCTCCATGTAAACAATAATGCTAAGTCAATTCTCATTTTCTCACCTTCACTAAAAGATGCATAATTAAATGTATCTCTAAATCTAGACTTAATTGTTTCATTAAAGTTTTCATCTAATTGAAAGTTTACATAGAAGTCCATTGACATTAAATACTTATTGATTAATTGATTCATGATTGGTAGATATTGTTTAATAATTTTAGTTTTGATACCTGTATCATTTAACATTTCTCTAGCAGTATGAATGTAAATCATTTCTTCTTTTGTTTCTGATCGTTTTGCCTCAACTCCTTTACACTCGTTTTTCATTTGTTGAAGTTTATCTTCATCTTTTTTAGAAACTTTACCTTCTTGATATTTTTTAATATCTTCATTCAGTTTATTATTATATTTTTCTAATTCTAAGATAGATGATAATAGTCCAGCTCTTTTTGCTTCTTTAGATTGAATATCTTTTAATGCTTCAACAACTTGTTTTGCTTGTTGTTTTACTTTATCTATTTCAGATTTTAATTTAGTTGCACCCTCAGATATTTCATTTACTTTATTGTTTCTCTCATCAACCATTTGTTGTTTATGTTGAGTATCTATATCTTGGTGACATGTAGGACAATTATCTTTATCTGTAAAGAATTTTAGTTCTTTAGTTAATTGTTTATGTTTCTCTGTTAGTGTTGATCTAACATCCCTAAGTTTTTTAAGTTTACTTTCTATTTTAACTTCGTCTTGTATTTGTGTTTTTAATTCTGTGATTTGTTGTTCAAGTGTTTTACTTTCAGTTGATCTTTCCCCAATAGCAGTATTGTTTAAATGAAGTGTTTCATTCTTATCTTCGATTAGTGAATCTTTATCTTCTTTAATATCTTTGATATAGTTTTCTTGTAGTGCTATCTTTTCAACTGCAATATTAAATTGATAGTCTAAATCTTTTGCTTCATCTGTTAAATCTTTTAGTTTAGTTTTTAATAACATATTCATCAATGAGAATATTTTTATATCTAATATCTCTTCGACAACTTCTCTTCTATGCACAGACCTTAATTGCATAAATGGTGTGAAGGCTGCATTACCAAGAATTACAACTTGGGTAAATGAACGATAGTTTAATTTAAGGACTTGTTGTTCTAAAAACTTTTGATAATCTCTAGAGTTTGCTTCTTGATTGATCATTACATCATCACAATAGATTTCAAACTTATTAGGTTTGATACCTCTAAGGATACGCCACTCTTTAGTACCTATCTTAAATTCTATCTCAACAATAGTATCTGTACCATTAACTGTATTAACTAACTGTGATTTAGAAATAACTCTAAATGGTTTACCAAACAATGCAAAACATAACGCATCAAGAATAGTAGATTTACCACTACCATTCTCACCAATAATCAATGTTGATTTTTGTCTATCTAATATTATATTGGTAAAGTTATTACCAGTGCTTAGAAAGTTTTTCCATTTTATACTTTTAAAGTGTATCATAATTTTTAATTATAAACCATGCTAGTAGTGTCAATATTACAAATGTTTTAGTTTTAATTTTTAGTTTTGCAAGATTCATACCTATCTGAAATCCTATAAAAACTAACATGTAAAGAAACAGTAAATAAGAAGCCATCATAGAGATCATATTAAAAACTTATTGTGTTTTGGTAAAACATATTCAAAGTTTTGTGTTTCCTCATTTATGTGGACTTGTTTAGCACCATTCTTAATATGAAAGTGTGTTGCCATTGGTGTAAGTGGTGATAGTGTGACTAATCTTTCTAGATTATTTTTCTTTGCCCAATCACTTAATTTTTTTACTATCTCTTTACCTGCACCTCTTTTTCTAGACCATACTGTATATGCAACTCCAACTTTACCGTCTTTAACTCTAGACATGTAATCCATTTCTCTAACAGTAAAAGGAACCTCTGGGCAAAATGCAACACAGATAATTGCTTCAATCTCATCATTGTATTTTAACCCAAAGATTTTTCTACCATGTGTAATTCTAAAACCTAAAGTTAACTCAGGTCTTACTGGGTCTTCATCTACATCAATGTTATCTAATTCAACTAACTCAGTTCCTTTAACCCATCTAAAAAAATCATCTACTTTGTTTTTGTACATTTTCATATTTGATTACCCCAACTATCCCAACCTGTTCTTTCTCTTCTTGCAAAAAGTTCGACATATGGTCCGTCTAGTAATTGTTCAATTCTATCATATATCACATCAGGCTTTCTACTATGTTCTTGTCTTTTATCAATTACTAATTGTCTAACTGATTTTGAAATTCTTTTTGGTTTACCTTTTGTTGCAAGTAAACACATTTCGGGGTTTGCTCTTGTCCAATAACCTAATCCTGTAAACATACCTAAATCATTTTTATTTTGTTTCGCCCAAGTAAATCCTACCGTCTTATACTTGAAACCCCATGCTTTAATAACTTCCAAAGCTTCTGGCAACATTGGGTCAACTGCCCACATAAGTAAAGTACAATTGTCATCAGACAAATCGCCAACAGGTAGATTACAAATATCAGAAATAGACATGCAATTATAATGCTGTGTAGCATTACGTCCCTCACCTTTCTTAGAGTATGAACGAAAGTGCCACGGTGGGTCTGCATAAATTACCTTGTACTTAGAGTTCCAAGTCTTGAGCTTCATTATATAATCCTCGCATAATAGATTTTAATCTATCTTTATTCAAATCAATATCTAACTCATCGATATATTTTTCTAGTAGTTGTGTTGTATCTTCAGCATGTTTAACAATATCATCTGATACATTCTCAGCACTTGCGTCTGAAAAGTCTTCTACAATTTTAACTTCATGTGCATCTGCTTTTAATAGTCTATCCATAAACATATCAAACTTATATAAATCTTTTTTATTTACTACAATTACTTTCACATACTTTTTAGAATATTTTTTTACATCATGTTTATCATAGTCTTCTTGCGTATCATCGTAATAAATTTTTTCGTGTATTGTGTAAGGGTTTACAATTCTTTCTAATTCTAATGTTTCTGTATCAAAGATATGAAAACCTTTTTTATCTTTCCAATCATTCCAATAAATCTCATATGGATTACCTAGATAATAAATTTGTCCGTCATCTGACTTATGGTGAAAGTGACCAGAGAATACTGTATCAAACTTTCTAAAAATTTCTTTTTCATAACCTGTATCACTGACTTGTCCTTTGTGCATTTGGAAACCTTTAATTTCTAAATGACCCATACATATCTTTGCTTTAGTTTCTTCAATCATACCCATAGAGTAAACATAGTTTTGTGGATTAATCCAAGGCAAGAATAAAATATCTAATCCACCTATATTAACATCTGTTGCATCTGAATATAAATGAATGTTTTTACTTTGATTTCCAATTAGTTCATCTAAAGAGTTTACATCATTTGTATTTTTATAATAGATGTCATGATTACCAACTAAACAATGAAAGTCTAGTTTTAAATGTTTTATTGGTAATACAAATCTTTCTCTAAAATCTTTTGCAGTTTTAAATGAAACATACTTACGCCTATCCATTAGGTCGCCTAAATGTAAAACTGTCTTAATATTATTTTGTTGTAGATAAGGGAAAAACACACCTTCATAAAACTCATAGAAATAATCATTAAAATTTTCGTTATCATTTCTAGCGCCAAAGTGTGTATCAGTTATAATCGCTACTTTCATTCTTTATCATCTTTCATAAACTTATCTAATCCTTGAGGATAATCTTCTTTATGTTTTACTTTTGTTTTGTAAACAGGTGTATCTGGTAGCATTATCATAGGGTCGAATCCCTGTATATTATAAGAGTTTGTATCGCCAGGAAGTGTATCATATGTTCTATACTCTTCCTTTTCAATAATTCTGTGTTTGATATGAGTTTGTTTCTTTTCTTTTTGTATTCTTCTAATAAACGCATAGTAAATTATTTGTGTAAAATAAGCAAAAGGATTATTAGATTTCTCTGGGTTGAAGTTATAAAGATATTGTAAACAGTTTTCAATACCATCTGATACCATTTCATCTTTGTAAGTATAGTTTACAAAGTTTGGTTTGTATGATAAACCATTTGCTATTTTTAAAAAACATTCACCAATGTAGTGTGAGACAGGAGGTCTTGGTTCACCCATTTCTTCATTCTCTTTACAAAGTTCTTTAAAGTCTTTCATCGCTTCAAATAACTTCTTATTATCTACATAATGTTCTTTTCGACTTTTTGTTTTTGCCATGAGCTATTTGTATCACCTATTAATGATTTTGTCAAGGGTTAATTGTAGATTCGTTTTTTTATTTTGTTCCACTCTGCATCATCCATTTCATCCATGTAGTCATCAAACTCGTCATGCTGAGTTTGTATTGGTGCAGGTTTTCTTCTTTCTTTTACTTTCCATTCTTTAGTAGAAACTTTATCTCTGTTTCTTGTAAAGACATCATATTGTTTCTTATAGAATGTTTTTAAACCTGGTGATGCTGGAACAATCGTCACAATAGACGACTTCGCAACTCTAACGCTAGTGTCCTCTGAATATGGATGTAGCCAAGAGGATAGCGACAAAGTGTCTATGACACCTTCTTCGGTGACCATAGGTCTAGTGTCCATTTTAAACGGATTGATAAGGGTTGTGAAATCACCCTTAGTGTTTTTAGAAATGTTAGCAACAATATCGTCACCGTTGCTTAGTTTTATATAGTACATATAATACCCTTTTTAATGGAAGAATAAGACACGCTAAGTTGGTGTAAATGATTTATCATAGATTGACCTTATCTATCCTATAATCAAACTCTTCTTCATTGTATATATTTATTCGTTCTTCGAAATGATGTAATGTAAAATTCTTTTTATTTTTATATGTTAAGTCATCTGATATATCATATAAGGTCACATCATTTTTTGTTTCACTCTTTCTTAATCCTCTACCAATAGATTGTAATACTCTAATTCGTGATTTGCTTGGTGATGCAAATATCACATTATTAATATTCTTAATATTGATACCAGTAGAAAATGTTCCATAAGAAGCGATAATTAAACTCTTATTTGAGTTCTCTGTTAGTCTTCTTACTTCTTCTCTTTTCTGTGCGTCAACACCACCATATACAAAATGTAAATCTCTATCTAGTTTTTCACATAGTTTGTATAATACCCTACCATGTTTTTCAACCATTTGATATAGTAATAGTGTATTGCCTTTTAAATTAGCACATAGATTATATAAAAATTTATTTCTTCTATCATTTGAAATTAAGTATTGAATTTCATCAATATAATTACAATCCTTAATAGACTTTGCTTCTTCTTCTTTATGTTTTAATAATAAACATACAACATTTAATTTAGCAAGAGTATCACTATCCATTAACTTTTTTGTTGTAATTACTTTTTCTGCTTTACCAAATAATCCCTCTAATACTAATCTATGCGTTTGTGTTCCGTCAAGTGTTCCTGTAAATCCAAAACGATATGGACAATCTGTAAGTTTCTCCATAATGTTTGTTAATGATTTTGCTTTAAACAAATGTGCTTCATCCCCAAACACTACACC